CACTTCCATCGTGCAAGCGCCTTCGCCCACAACGCGGTGCATTGGGATGTCGATTTGTGACCACTTCGGCTTGTCAGATTTCGGCGCGTTTTGCATCTCGCCAGCCCATGTACCCACGCCTTCGCCGTTTTTCTTCGGCATCTGCACAGGCGCGGATGTGGCATGAGTGGTCAGCGTGATTTCAGACAGGATCGGATTGATCTCGCGCATACCTGTCATGACGATTTCGTTGATCAGTTGCGGGGTCACAAAAATGCCGCCACGACTTGGATCAGATGCGGTGTAGTCAGCGCCAACAAACGATTTGACTTCGATCTTTTCGCCGTGCGCTTTGATCTCGGTCTGCTCGCGACCATGCACATCTTTGCACATGATTTGCTGCAAGCCAGCCCACGCAACCTGCTTCATCTCGTCGGCAGACAGCGTAGCCGTATGCTTCGCGCCAATCTGCTCAAGATGTTCGATGCGCTTTTTGTGCTCAGCAGCTTCAGTTTCGGCGGCTTGCAGTTTGGTGGATACGGCGATCAGATCGTCGGTGACTTTCTGTGCCATCTGCTTGACTTCGGCATTGTCTTTGCCGTATTGCTCGGCCTTGGCCTGCAAATCAGCAACGCCGCTTTGCACCTTGGTTACTAACTCGTTTACATCTGGCATTGCGATGCTCCTTAAAATAGGTTAGCCAGTGCGGTGAGTACCGCTAGATCATCGGATTGCTCCGATTTGCGCTCGGCACTCGCCAGCACAAATTCTTCGCCAAAGCGCGACTTTAGACTCGTCATGACCGCTTTGTCGTTGCTTGCAAAAGGCACTATTGAGCCTTCCTCAAGCTTAATTTCTTCAAGGTATCGGTTGCCGTTCATGGGATTGGCTTTGAGTGTGTAGTAGCCAATGCTGAATTTGTACGGCGCACCAATCTTAATTCGGTTGACCATTTTGACAACATCGGGATCAGACTTGGGGGCGCGTGCGACAAACTTGATGCCGTAATCATCTTCGCCCACAATGTCCATTGCGCCGATTTCTTGCCAATGGTCTTTAAAAAAGTGGATTGTCTGTCCGACCTGTTTGGCCGCTGCACCTTTGACCAAAACGTCGCCGTGACTGTCTACATTGCCGAATGCTCCGACATAACCTTCAAACTCAAAGTATTCCACATCATCAGCAGTGGGCTTTACTTTGACCTCGCAATCTAGACTCTTAAACTCAATCGTCATGCTCACCACTCCCGACTATATCGCGCCACACACCGACAACGTGCCGTTTCTTTAAGGGGTGCGGCAGGGTCACGCGGATGCCTTAGCATAGCACCTCCGACGATAAAAAAACCATCTGCTTGCACAGTTTGCCCCCCTGCTGCACGATGCGTCAATCTAACCCGCTTGTCACCCATATTTACCCATGTTTTCGTGCCTTGGTTCACAAGTCGGTCTTTCAGCCCTTCCGCGCCATCGACCACCATATTGCCAGCAGCATTAGGGGCGCGGCTTGGGGCGATGTTGTCCAACTCGGCTTTGACCGCCTTTGCTTTCTCGCGGTCGGTCGGCGTTACATCAGGCTCACGGATGGCTTCAATAGCCGCTTCGATACGCTTGGCTGTCGTGTCGCGCATTTGATTAGATGCAACATCCGCCGCCTCCTCAATGTACCCGCTAGTCTTGAGTACATCGACAATCTCTTTTGGTGTGACGGCGTTGTCAGCAATGATCTGCGCCCCTGCGTATCCTGCATCAAGCAATGCTTGCCTGATTGGTGCGTTGTCAATAACGTAGGGCAGGCCACGCGCTATCTGTGACGCAATGTCACGCGATTGCAGCAGCAACAAGGCAAGCAACAACTCACCGTGGTGCTCCTCAGCCGCTGTACGTTGCTCGTGCTCAGCTTCGGCGCTCATGCTCATATGCCATTGCCCTCTTGCGTAGCTGTCGTGATCGGCACTTGACGCGCATCAACCAACAACACATCGCCACCCTCAATATCACCACGCCCACTGATTGACGACCGCAACTCATTGACCGTTTCCACAGCCACCTCTTTACGCATTTTTAACTGCTCAAGGCGCTTGGTCTGCAATGCGTCGATGTTTTCGCGATCCGCAAGCATGACGGCGTTTTGCACCTTGGCAAGCGGTGCAAGGTACTCACCAATGATGCCAAACATGTAGTCTGCAAACGGCAAAACCTTGTGCTCGTAAAAGATTGCCGATGCCGTGGCGTAGTTGTTAAACGTGGATGCCTCATTGGTCACTAGCGGCAACGGCACGCCAATCAGGTTGTAAATCTCTTTAGCGGACTCCGTGAGTTGATTAAACCAATCCATGTCCTTGGCGGTCAAGCCAAACTCTTTAATGTCCAAATCACCGCCGCTTGTGACTGTCACCCCGCCTTTTTGGACGCGGGCACTAGCTTGGGCTTGTCGTGCAGCAATCTCTGGCTCTTGCAGCGGCTCTTTAAACGACCACACGCTATTGAGCCGACCGCCGTTTGCGATGGTGCGATAGTTTTGATTGTACCCTGCCACGATGGTTTTGATTGCAGCAGACACGGGCGACAGTGGCTCAGGGCTAGATTGGTTGTGTATCACGATAATCGTGCGCAGTCGGTCGGCAGTGCGATACACGTCTGAGCCGTACTCGATCTGCTCGTATGTGCCTTGCCACCGCCCACCGTTGACGATAATGCGGTAGACGTTGCGGTTAGCGTCCTCAAGCTCGCCCAAGTCGCTCGGCTTGATTGTGCTGATCTTAGACGGCATAAAGTCGCTATTGCCGACGATGACTACAAAGCCACGACCCGCGCATTGGATTGATCGGATTAACTCGGCAAGATCGGGGCTGTTTTTGTATTTGTTTAAAATGGCTGTGGTTCTAGAATCTGGCACAATTTCCGCATTGCGGTAGTAGTGTACGTCTAGCCCTGCCGTCGCGGTAATCAAGCGATTGAGCGCGATAGCCAATGGCGGGCAACGGTCATACTCCGCAGTCCCGTTAGCACCGCGCAGCAACTCAAACGCCGAGTCGGTCTTAGCGGCAGACGTAAACGCCGACTCACCCAAAAAGAATGATTTGGTTGATGGTTCAACACGCACAGGCGGCTCAGGTGCGCGACTAAACATTTTGCTAAACCAACTCATATGACTGTCGCCCCTTTGCCCTTACGGTTGATCAATATGCCGATGCCATACCGGATAGAGTCAATGTAATGATTATACGCATCAACAATGTCGCTTGTCACACGTCCATGCTGGTCGACCTTGTAGCTGTATTTTCTAAACTCTTTGGCAGTTTCGCGGCAACGCGGATGAATCACAATCTTTTTGAAGCCTTTCATGATTGTAATGCCATCTTCCACCGAGCCTTTCCATTTTACGCATGGCTCAATCTTTGGCATGTGCTTACGTTTGCCGTATGGGTCTGCCTTGCGCAGATAGCTGATTGATTCAGGGCGAGCGCAGTCGGCGGTCACCACCCTGTCCACAAAATTAGAGATGTGCGCGTCAATGTAGTCGGCTGTATCGTCAATATCCAGCCCAACTTTTCCGCACTCATATGCCACATACAAAGTCTGATCATGCACATAACACTGAGTCGCCGCAGTCGGGTCTTGGCTAAAGCCAAAGTCCAGTCCGTTAAAAGGCATGCCAAACGCGGGCGTTACATCAAACTCTGCAATCTCGAATTTACCCTTGAAGATTTGCGCGTCTGAGTTTTCAAGATATGCTCCTTCCCAGACGTGAGCGTATAGCGCGTCGTCCATGCGAGCACGATCATCCAGCCGCTCTTGCTCAAGCTCTGGCGGAAACCACGGATTGTCCGTGTAATTCATTTCCGTGATTTTGCATCGGCTTGGGGGTTTTTGGATAAACAGCTTATTGGTCGGACTATCTTTGTCCTCTGGATTCCACGTTACCCAGATTTCCGAGCCGGACTCGCGCACGGTCGGTTTGAGTTTGCGCCATGCCACGTCCGATACGTTTTCGGCTTCATCAACCCACGCCAACAGCACACGGGCTTTAGATTTGATGCTGTCTAAGTTATGGCGCAGACCACAAAACACATAATTGATCTTGCGGCATTTTGTCCTGATGTACTTTTCGCCAATATCGAAATAGTCGTTCAGCCAATCGACCGACCTGATCGCTTGCTTGATTTCTTCCATGCTTGAATCTTCAAGCGAGTTCATAAACTCACGACCGCACAAGATAACGCCGCTGCGCCCCTCCTCGCAAAACTGATAAGCCTTGATCGCGGTCATCAGTGCAAATGTGCGAGTTTTGGCGCTACCACGCCCACCGTATGCGCAGCGATAACGCGCCTTGCCTGCAAAAATTGGGATTAGTTTTGGCGGTAGCTTAATCTTCGCTATCGTCATGATCAGGCGCAACCAGTTGAATGATGGTTGGTTTTTTTGGCGACATTGTGCCGTCAGATGACGTGTGGTCGATGATCTGCTTATCCATGCCAAGTATTTTGGCTTTGCCCATCGTCGCCGCTACAGCAGCAGATGACTGGGGTGTTTCGGCTTTCAATGCTGCCTGTCGCGCTTCTTCAAGCTCATACAAGAGGTCAGCTACTGTGATCTTGTGCGCTTGTTTGTGCTCGTTGCGTAGCTGCTCTAGCCTTGCGGCGATCTTGGGGTTTTCCAGCAACTCATGGGCGCTTCGGTTTACGGTCGGCTCTCGCATGTCCTCAGCGTCATAACTCTGTCTGTATGCCGCACTTGCATTGCCAAGTTCAATATACAACATGCAAAACTTTTCTTGCTTCGGCGTTAGATTCACCACGTCTAGCCCTCCAATGAAAAAACCCACACCCGAAGGCATGGGAAAGGGGTGTAGGAAAAGAATATCATACTTGCCGCTCTGTCGCCCATAGCGCGGCTACTATGTATGATTGATTGGCTTGCACATTGTACGCTCTGCTTTGGTTTCGCATTGTTTGCAGCAATGCAAAAGATCAGTAGGAGGCCAACCACCAAAACATCCCCCATGTGCCATAGGGCGATCCGTCACAAATCCAACAGCAACCGATCAACATCAACTTTGTGCTGATTCAGCGCGTCAATCAATTGCACCGAAAGCCAATCAGGCACGCCTTTCACATTCTTAATGGCCTTTTTTAGATTTCCCTCATGCATCGGCTCGCCGTTTAAATTGCGCACCATGCTTGCGGTTTTTCGGTAGCCGCCGATAAGTTCGGCGGCTCGTATGGCTTGGTCTTTGGTCATATCAGCTCATCCATTTTGTAAAAACATTGATTGCCAGTGTTTGCAATGCGTCTGCCGCTCCATCAAATCCGTCTTTGCCGTATTTGCGCAGGCCGTCAAATTCCAATGCGCCACTGTCAACATTGACCCATGCGCTCTTGCAGCTAATGCCTTGTTTTTGCATCGCGTCGAAGAAACCCATTTCGTCGGTTGGGTATGCGCGGCAGTGAGCGCCGTCTTTTGAAATCCATGTGCGCAGTTTTGGGTGTTTGAATGCGGCGCGTTTGAAATCTTTGTACAAGTCGCGCAGTGCAGCGCCAAATGTGACAGCGTAGCACTCACCTTTGACATGGGCTTTTTTGGCTTTGGCGTGTGCGATTTTGAAAATCAGTGTTTTGTTGAGTTTCATCTCGTTTCCCCTTGGGATGTCAGGCTTGCACTATTGCTTCCTGATGAATTAAATATACTCAAAAACTTGTAACTTGTATAGCGATTGCCGACGAATGGTGGAAAAGAAAACCGCCCGAAGGCGGCCTGTCAATTACTCGGCTTTATTCAACCATGCGCGAATCATTTTTGATTCATCGTTAGTCCAACCCATGCAGTGTCCGCTAAAAACCAATGTTCCGCCTTGATAAACACGAAACATGGTCGCTTTGCGGCGGCTGATATAAACGTGCTGAATGTTTTCAATGGTGTTCATTGCGTTTCCCCTTGGGCTTTACCGTCGCCTTATTGCTGCGGTATGTCCTTAATATACTCACAAACTAATATCATGTCAACGACCGTTTGTCGGTCGTCACACACACCTTACTCCACCCGTCGCCTTCATCCCGCACGATTAACACACGGCACTCTTTGCCATCTACGCTCACAAACTCGTTATTGCGCGGCGCATCACTCGTCGGCACGCGATACTGCGCATAACCTTGGGTGCGCAGGGATTGCAGTTGATAGTCGGGGATGATCATTGCTCTATCTCCAAGCCGCTAAAACTGTCAGCCGTTGCTCGCTTGCCGCACACTTTGCAAACCAGTTTTGCGCAGGGTATGCCGCTGTATCTACGCACACACACGGTTTTAAAGTCATGCCCGTGCGCATAGTCAAAACTGCATGGTTTTTTGCCAGTCAATTTTGCTTTGATCTTTCTGAGCCATTTCATCGCACTACCTCCTGCCACCGCTCCGCCCAACTCTCACCAACCAACCACGCACTACTGACAAACACGCCATGCGCCAACAGATGCTCGATGCCGTCCGTCTTGTCGTCCGCGTCGCGGTAATAAACCGCGCTGATCCCTGCACCGACGATCAATTTTGCGCAATTGATACAAGGCTGACGGGTGACGTACAGCGTCGCGCCACTGGTGTAGCCACTCGCACCGTGT